AATGCCTGGATTTACTAACTATGAAAACAGCCTTCCAGAAGAAAAAACTGAACCAATAACTAGAAAATATTATATTGAAAATATTGATTATACAGAAGTAGCCAAAATTCAAGTAAACACTCATAAACCACCAGAAGGTGAAGTTTTACAATAATATCAAATTTTGTAATTATTAATTGCCATAAATATATTTAACCCTTATGGCAACACCAACATCCAGAGAATCTTTAATTCAATATAGCCTACGACAACTGGGTGCTCCGGTTGTTGATATCAATGTGGATTGGCAACAATGCGAAGATCGTTTAGACGATGCTTTGCAATACTTTACTGAACGCCATTTTGATGGTGTTGAAAAGGTATTTTTTAAATATCAAATAACCGCTCAAGACATTGCTAACAGATATATTGACACTGAATCCATATTATCCCCAAATGAAGCAGACGGACCAACCGGTAAACAAATAGTATCAGTTGTTAAAGTTTTACAATTTGGTGCGTTTTCAAATATTAATATGTTCGATGTTCGTTACCAATTAGCCCTAACCGATTACTTTGGTATTAATAGAAATCTTAGTGGTACTAACTCTATGGGTCTGGCTTCTTACGATTCCACAAAACGATACATTCAATTAATTCAAGACATGTTTCAACCAGAAAAAGCTATTGAGTTCAGCAAAGTAACCAATCGTCTTTATTTGGACATGAATTGGGCCGAAGAAGCTACAGCAGGAAATTGGATTTGTATTTTAGCATATGCTGCATTAGATCCAGAAAAATACACTGAAATTTTTAACGATCGTTATTTAAAACGATACATTACCGCATTGATCAAACGCCAATGGGGCGCAAACATGTCTAAGTTTGATGGTGTTGCTCTGCCTGGTGGTGTAGTTATGCGTGGTGGTCAGATATACACTGAAGCAATAAATGAAATCGCAAGAATTGAAGAAGACGTACTGAGAAGTTACGAGCTACCAGTAGATTTCATGACAGGTTAATAATGCCAACCAATCCATATTTTAAAGATTATTCTGGAGAGCAAGATGTAACAGAAGATCTTACCATTGAGATTATTAAAACAATGGGTAGAGACATGTTTTATATACCCAGAAATATTGTCTCGTTAGATAAAATTTTTGGAGAAGGAAAACAAGTTAATTATGAATATGCAGTTCCTATAGAAATGTATATTGATTCCGTTTCTGGATTTCAGGGCCAAGGTGATATAGCTAGTAAATTTGGTATTGAGATTAAAGATAATATATTTTTAACTGTTTCAAGAAAACGATTCACACAAGAAGTACAAACAAGATTCCAAACAATAATACGACCACGAGAAGGAGATTTGATTTATTTCCCTCTTTCTAAATCTGTATTTGAAATTAACTTTGTGGAGCACGAAAATCCTTTTTATTCGTTAGGAAAACTTTACTCTTATCGTTTAACCTGCGAACTGTTCACTTACGATCAAGAAACTGTTACTACAGGTACTACTGATATTGATGCAGTACAAACAGAAAATCGTCAATACACTTATAGATTTGTTACAGGTAATGATATCACTGGAATAACGGCAAACAATTATTATGCTGGAGAATTTGTCTATCAAGTTGTTGGTCTTACTGGTGTTAATGCACTACAAGAAAACGCGACTGGTTCTGGTGTAGTTGCATCCAAGCCAGCAGGATTGACTGGTCAAGTAGAACTAATTAATATAATAGGAAATATTGTTACTGGCAGCACTCTAAAGGGCATAGACAGTGGCCTAGAGTGTTATGTATTGAGTAGTCAGGGTCAAACCACAAATATAGTTTTGACTAATAGTGAAGACAAAACACCAGCCGGTGATAATGATGAAATTGAAACCGAAGCAACAAAATTAGACTTATTTAATTTTACAGAAACTGATCCATTTTCTGAGGGTAATTATTAATGTTTAGTCATTTTAAAAACGATTCTATTCGAAAATTAGTAATTGCTTTTGGTAGTCTTTTTAGTGGTGTTGAACTAGAACAAACTGATGAAAATGGAAACAGCAGAATTTTTCAAGTTCCTATTACCTATGGTCCAAAAGAAAAGTTCGTTAAACGTTTAACAGAACCCAGTTCAATTAGTGATAAAACTCGTATAGAAATATCCCTCCCAAGAATGTCGTTTCAATTTTTGCAGTTTGTCTACGATCCTACACGAAAATTTAATAAAACAAATCAAACAACGTCTTCAATGGACCAAAACGGAAATGTCAGTACTTCGTATGCTGAAATTCCTTATAATTTTATTATTAATTTAAGTATTTACACTAGAAATTTAGAAGAAAATTTTCAAATAATGGAACAAATTCTTCCTTATTTTTCTCCAGAATTTGTTGTTTCATTAAAGATGAATAGTTTAAATGAAAGCGTTGATGTTCCTATTTCTATTATAAATAGTACTTTAACACAAGAATATGAAGGAGATTTTAGTACTAGACGTTTTATCGTTAGTTCATATCAGTTTATTGCAAAATCTTATATTTATGGAAAAATTACCACAAATCGACCCACTATACAAAACTTTAATTTTGGATTATATGACATGGATGGAATAACCCTAATAAATGAGATTGGAATTACTGGATAGATATTAGTATATGGAATCTTCTGATATTATTTCTCAAAATCTTGGTATTGAATTTAAAGGCCCTGAAATAACACCAATAATAAAAAAAGCAGATAATCCTGCTGGTGTTAGTTTGGACGCTGACTTTAATTACGTTCGAGACAACATCAAAGGACTTATTGATAATGGATCTTCTGCAGTAGATGAGATTCTTAAAGTTGCAAAAGCCGGAGACTCACCAAGAGCCTATGAAGTTCTTGGGCAGTTATTAAAAACTGTATCGGAAATGAATAAAGATTTGCTGGATCTATATCAAAAATCTAAAGCAATCAAGAAAGAAGAAATTAAAGTGAATAACACCACCAATAATTCAATTTACGTTGGTTCAACTAGTGAACTACAAGATTTAATAAACAAAGATCGCAGTAGAAACAAGGCTCTTGACAGCCAGAAATTTTTAGACGATGGGGTATAAAAAGAAGTCAGGTTATCTTGGTAATCCTAATCTTAAAGAGATTGGTGTTTCCATTGAATTTACTAAAGAGCAAGTTGAAGAGTATATAAAGTGTGCAAATGATCCTGTATATTTTATTAAAAAATACATTAAGATTGTAACTACAGATAAAGGTCTTGAGTCTTTTAGTTTATATGATTATCAGGAAGATATTGTTAGAACAATCCAAGATAATCGTTTCGTTATTGCCAAGCTTCCTCGTCAAACTGGTAAAACCACAACCACTGTTGCGTGGATGGTTCATTATTTGATATTTAATCAAAACGTAAACATAGCCATTCTTGCCAACAAGATGAAGACTGCTATGGAGATTATGAAGCGTTTGAAAGAAGCTTACGAGTATCTTCCAAAATGGTTGCAACATGGTGTTGTTGAGTGGAACAAAACTTCTATTCAGCTAGAAAACGGATCTCGTGTTTTGGCGTCCGCCACCTCTGCTTCTGCTGTCCGTGGTGGTTCGTATAATGTCATCTTCATGGATGAGTTTGCCCACGTTCCAGCCAACATCGCAGACGAGTTCTTTAGTTCAGTCTATCCTACTATCACATCCGGCCAAACTACTAAAGTTATCATAGTATCAACTCCAAACGGTTTAAACATGTTTTACACCCTGTGGCAGGGAGCCTCTAGGAAGGCCGGAGAAGAGGGTAAGAACGAATACGTGCCTCTAGAGGTACATTGGAGCCAAGTTCCTCTATATCCAGGTGGTCCGCTAAGAGACGAAAAATGGAAACAACGCACCATCAAGCAATTAGGTGGTGGTTCGGGTGGTGAACAAAAGTTTAAAAGCGAATACGATTGTGACTTTATCGGTTCGTCTAATACGCTAATTTCTACCTCTAAACTTCATGTGCTGGTATCTAAAAGACCGTTATCCAGGTCTGCTGAAGGATTTTCGGTGTACGAAGAACCAAAACCCAATAGAGTATACGTGATAACCGTGGATACTTCCCGAGGACAAGGAAAAGATTACAGTGCTGCCGTGGTTTTTGATATCACAGAATCTCCGTACAAGATTGTAGCAAAGTACAGGAATAATATTATTTCTCCTATGCTTTACCCGACTATTTTGGCTGCTTTGGGTAAAAAGTACAATAATGCTTATATGTTAGTGGAAGTAAACGATATTGGCGGTCAGGTTGCCGATATTTTACATTACGATTTGGAATACGATAATCTGTTAACCAGCATGAACAAAGGACGGGCTGGAATGGTATTAAATGGTGGTTTTGGTAAGGGAGAAACTCTATTCGGAGTAAGAACCACCGCAATAGTCAAAAAATTGGGTTGTTCGATTTTAAAGAGTTTGGTGGAACAGGATAAACTGATTATTGAAGACGAAGAAATAATAAAAGAATTATTGTCATTTGTGGCAAAATGGAATAGTTTTAGCGCAGATGACGGCCATACAGACGATTTGGTTATGTGTTTAGTTTTATTTTCTTGGCTAACTAAACAGCCATATTTTAAAGAAATTACCAACATTGATATCAGAAAGGAGTTATTTGAAGGAGAAATAAAGAAAATTGAAGATGACGACTGGTTCAGCTTTGGATTTATTAGTTCTTATGATACTGAAGATAATCAGGGAAATTTTTGAATTTATAAATAATGGTAATCTAATATAAAAGGATTAATAACAATGCCACAAACACTAAATGCTGGAATGGTCTCTTATAACGGACTTGTCAAATTATTTGGTACAACCGGCGATGCTGGAACTTCCGAAGTAGAAATTGGATTAATGACTGTTCCTAGTAGTAACAATTGGTTAGGTAGAATAAGCGATTCTCCTTTTAGTACCAGTGGTCCTACTGGAGCCTGGGCCACCGAATGGTTTTCGGTGTGGAATTATTTACAATATGGTGGTTCTTGCGTGATCGGTGCGACAGGATCTACTGGTGCTTATTATAATTCTAATGGTGTTTTGGGTCTAACTAACACAATATTACACAATAAAAATTTAGTGCAATTAGATCTTGTTTTTGAAGGTGGTAATACTTTCTCGGCAGGAGCTGCTTCCAGTGTTGCAAATACCCGTCAAGATTGTATTGCAGTTATTGGAAATTATAGAGATATTGCATCACTGAATATGTCATCCGCATATTCTAATTTTACTACTGATTTTGGTATTACTAGTGGCAGTAAATATCAAGTATTTGTTGCGGGTCGTAAAAAGTTTACATACGTAAATGGAGGTATTGCTTCTGTTTATGAAATACATCTAGGACCAGACATAGCGGGTTGTTTTTCTAGAACTGCACAAACAGAAAATATTTGGATTACTCCTGCAGGCATGACCCGTGGAAGAATTTTAAATGTTTTGTATCTAACTCAAAAATTTATAGATTCGGATATTACTTATTTCAGTGCCGGAGGAGTAAATGCAATAAATTCTATTCCAGGAGAGGGAACATTCCTGTTAAGTAACATTACTTCTTATCCATACACTGCTGCAACATCAGCGTCATCAAAGATCAATACAATGATGACCACTTTGTACATTAAGAAACAAATGATCAATGTGCTGAAAAGTTTCTTATATCAATCTAATAATGCATCACTAAGACAACAGGTAATAAATAGCACAACACCAATCATGGACACTCTTAAAGCCAGTAATGGTGTTACCGATTACAGAATAGTATGCGATGAAACTAATAATACAGACGTTATTGTAAATTCTGGTAAATTAGTTTTAGACGTATACTGCACCTTTATATACCCAGCAGTAACAATAACGCTGAGAATTTTGGCATCCGATACCGGAGAAGTCGTAGATACGCAAACTGTCTAAGGAGTATTAAATGAGCCAAGGCATATCAGATTTTATTAGCGGATTCAATGGCGGTACTCGATTAAATCGTTTCAAAGTAACAGGAAATATAGGTGCTGGAAGCGGTTTGGATGATTTTACTGCATTTTATGTTAGATCTGCGACTTTACCTGAAGCTATCGTTGGTGAAATACCAATTAATTATCGAGGCAGAACTGTGAGTTATCCTGGCGATCGTATTTACAAACCCTGGAATATAACAATTTTAGATGATACCGGAAGTTCTAATCTACATAAAGCCTTTCATGCGTGGAGTGAGAAGATAAATGCCCATGTAGATAATATCAATACTATTAGTGGTGCTGTTGCTGCCCCCAAAAGTAATTTTGCTACAGATTGGTCTATCATACAATACGATGCTAATGGTGTCAGTCCTATTAAAACTTTTAAGATACAAAATTGCTGGCCAACAGTTGTAGGACCAATTCAATTAGACATGGCGCAAGACAACATTCTTTCGCAATTTGCTGTAAGCATAATGTATACTCACTTTACTTATACTCTTCTGGACACTCAATAAAAGGAATTTTATATGGCCAACAATCATAGTATACAAGAATTTATTGATAATTTTAATGGCGGTACTCGTGTAAATCGTTTTGTTGTTAGCGGTCCTATAAAAAGTAAAAATACATCCGGTAACTCATTAACAAACACTACTACAAAATTTCACATTAAATCTGCAACACTTCCAGAATCAATTATAAATCCAATTTCTATGAATTGGAGAGGCAGAACAATTAATTTTCCAGGAGATAGACAATATGCTCCTTGGCAGATTGTGGTTGTTGATGATACAGGATCAAAAAATACCCTCTATAAAGCATTCCACGAATGGCATAATGATATAAACGATCACGCCGCTAATAAAAGTTCAGATAGTACTGTTCCTCCCGTTCCTAAAAATTCATTTGCCCCTTCTGATTGGACTGTTACACAGTTAGATCCGAATGGAGCAAACCAAATCAAACAATTTACACTTAAAAATTGTTGGCCAATAGCTATTGGAGCACTGCAATTAGATATGAGTCAAGACAATACTATTGCTGCTTTTGCGGTCACTATGAAGTATAGTCACTATGAAGCTCCAGATTATACCGTAAAAGCAACATAAAAGCATCAGATTAATAAAACCACAAAAAATAGCTATATACCATAGCACAAAAAAGAAAGTGTAAATATATGGAATTAGAACTATTTGGGTTTAGTATAGGTAAGAAAAAACAAGAATCAGTCAAGCAAACTACGGATATTATTACTCCGGATTCGTATGACGGTTCTTATATTTTAGAAACTGGTGGTGTATTTGGTACGTTTGTTGACTTCTCTGGGGCAGTCCGCGACGAAAACCAAATGATTCAACATTATCGTTCCATGGCACTGTATCCAGAAGTTGATGCTGCCATTGAAGACATTGTGAATGAAGCCATTGTACTAGACCAAGACAGAAAACCAATAAAATTAAATCTGGATCGTGTAAATCTTTCAGAGCCAATTAAAACAAAAATATACGCCGAATACAACCACATCTTAAAGATGATGGATTTTTCAAATAAAGCGTCTGATATTTTTAGACGATGGTATATTGATTCTAAAGTATTTTACTATAAAAAGATTGATAAAAATGACTTAAGAAAAGGTATAACGGAACTTATTCCTGTTGATCCTGTCAAGATTAAAAAGATTCGAAAAGTAGAAAAAGATAAAACAGTATACGGCGGTCAAGCTCCTTTTTCTCCTGTTAAGAGTGTCCAAGAATATTTTGTTTACGCCGATACTGACCGAGAATCCGCATTCCCAACAACTAGTGCTGGTTGGAAGATTGCTCCAGACACTGTGGCTTACGCTCATTCTGGTATTATTGATTCAGCAACAAAGCGAGTTGTAGGGTATCTGCAAAAGGCAGTTCGTCCACTCAATCTGCTTCGTCAAATTGAAGACGCAGTTGCTATTTACCGCATTTCTCGTGCTCCAGAACGTCGTATTTTCTATGTGGACGTAGGTAATCTGCCAAAACAAAAAGCAGAACAATACTTGCGCGAAATCATGAACAGGTATCGTAACAAGATTCTTTACGATCCAGCAACAGGCCAGATTCGTGATGAGCGTAATCACATGAGTATGCTTGAGGATTTTTGGATGCCACGGCGCGAGGGTGGACGTGGTACTGAAATTACCACACTTGATGGTGGTCAAAACTTGGGTCAGATGGAAGACGTGCTGTATCTGCAACAAAAACTATTCCGTGCATTAGGTGTTCCTCTTTCCAGAATGCAAGGAGACAGTGGATTTAATATGGGTCGATCTGCCGAGATCACCAGAGATGAAGTTAGATTCAATAAGTTTATTGATCGTTTACGACACCGATTTAGTACTCTATTCATAGACATCCTAAGAACTCAAGTTCTGCTTAAAGGAATTATGAGTGAAGAAGATTGGGGCCGTATTAATCAAGATATAACCTTTACTTTCAATAATGATTCATATTTTGCCGAATTAAAGGATAACGATATCCTTAGAGAAAGGCTGGATATTATTGCTGCAGTTACTCCATATATTGGCAGATTCTTCTCTAATGATTATGTCAGAAAATATTTCTTGAAGCAATCTGATGAAGAAATTTTAGAAATTGATGCACAAATAAATAGAGAGATGCAGAAACAAATAGAAGCTCAGGAAATGCAACAGTATCAACAAATGATGGCTGGTGAACAACCCGAGCAAGAGCAACCAGAAGAAGAACAACAACAATGACTACCCCCCAAAGACTAGTAGAGATGATTCTCCGAGGTAAAAACGAACAATTCCACACAGTTTTAAGTGAAGAATTGCGAGAACGTGCTGCTGCTCTTATGGAACAAATTTACCGTAATGAAACAAAAACTTTATTAGAATCTGTTGTACCTTTAATGGTTTCTTCTGCCTCAATTAATACACAAGAAAAACAACAAATTACCGAAACTTTCTATGTGGAAAAAGCATATCAATTGAAAGATGGTAATGTTGGTGTTCTAGCCGAAGAAGACCGGGAAATGGTGTCTAAATTATATAAAAACCTAAATAACGAGAACAAAGAAAGAATGGTAAAATTACTGTCTGAATCACAAGAATCATTCAATCGAGTATTGAATCTTGCAAAAGTAGAAAACAAAAAAGGGACTAAAAATGGATAATTCTCTAAAAACTTTTATAAACCTCGTAATGAACGAGAATTTGGTTCAAGCTCAACATTTAATTAAAGAAAAATTAAACGAAGCTTTAACTAACGCTCTCAATGAAAAATACGAATCGTTTGCTCCAACTATTTTTGAAAAATTAGATCCTGTTGGTGAAGAAGACGAAGACGTTGATAATGACGGCGAAGTTGACAGCACCG